ATACGTCCTGGCTTACCATCTTGGCCTTTCTTACCTTCTGGGCCTCGTTCGCCTCTGTCCCCTTTGTCGCCTTTTTGCCCCTTTTCACCGCGTTCACCTTTCGGGCCTTGCTCACCTTGCACGCCTTGCAAGCCTTGCGATCCTTGTGCGCCAGTTTCACCTTTTGGGCCTTGAATGCCTTGCTCACCCTGTAAACCATCGCGCCCAGCAGTCCCGTCTAAGCCTTGTGGGCCTCGATCTCCTGACTCGCCTTTAGCCCCAGGTATCAGCTTAAAGTCTCTGACAGTCTCTAATTCTTTGTTTAGAGACTCAAATTGATCCTTGGATTTACTATCAAGCCGTTGCAGTCGTTCAAGGAATACTGCCAGAGCTTGGTTAATCTTCAATGAAGCACCGCTTTAAACTTTCGGCCAAGGCTTCATTCAATCCGCGTTCGCCGTCATCGTCTTCTTCAACAACTTCTTCCTTTCTGACACCTCCAAACGGCTCTAATGAGTATTCAATGCCGAATTGTTCTGCCAAAGACCGATCACGCGCTATCTGCGACAGTAGTTCCTCGGTATCCATGCCGTACTGAGCCGCAACAGCGTTCAGCGGCAAGATTCCGTTCTGCAACCCTGCAATCGCTGCCGTCATTTCCTTCTGCGGGTCAACCCAGCTAAATCCACGACCTCTAAATTCTGCCGCTGCTGAAAATCGGTTGTATTGCCGTACAGGAATCCCAAACGAATCAACTTCCATCGCAGCTTCAAGCCATGAATCAAAAACTGGTCTGATAAAGTGCTCAATCACAAAGCTAGTGATGTTTTTGTAAAAGTCTCGTTCTTCCAAAGCACCTTGACGGATAGAACTGTAAGAAGTTGCCTCCAGATCGTTAGACAGTGACGTATAAGACACCCCTAGACCGCTTGCGATACCTCTAAGAATAGACTTGTGGAAACTTTCAAAGTCATTACTCGGGAATTGAGGTTCAAAGCCTTTAAAATCAACGCCCGCAGGTAAGTTGTGAAAGGTTCCTGGGTCGGCTTGCATGATCGGAGTATTGTTGTCAAAGTCATCTGCAACGAACCCATCACCGCCTGGCGACGTAAAAAAGCCCATCTTTGACGCACCAATGCGAGCATTGATAACCGCAGCTTCTCTAAATGCGCCTAATTGCTTGATAGCAGAAATAGCAGGGGCCAACCAAGGCTCGCCACGGCTTTGACCTGGACGCAATTGCTTAAATAAGTGAATGACATTCTTCGCTGGGATCCTAACGTGCTTCGGTGACTTCTTGCTCATCGCATAATCATAGTCGCCAGGATGGTACGTTAAAATATGATAAGCAACTGGACGCTTGAACTTGTTTAGCTCAATGCCCATTCTTATTTCGTTGCCGTTATCCAATTTCTTGTTCAATTGGTCGTCAACTTGGTCAGCTTCCAAGAACTCAATGGCAAAACTATCCGTAAAATCAGCACTTCTGTGCTTGATAATGAACGCTTCGCCGTCCTTAGCCATCAATTCAACAGCTAATTTCTGTGCATCAATCCAAGATAATTTGCCGTCAACTGTGCAATTTCCGAACTTTCCCCACATCCTAAACGCACTTTCGACCGCTTGATTGCCTGTTTGGTCTAGGTTTCCGATTGAATCTGTAGCCTTAGACTGGAAAAAAGCACCTTTTTCACCAATGACGTTGACCTTTAACAGCTCAAAGTAACGTCTGATGTACTCATTGTTGATAGAAAGGTCTCGGGATCGATTCCTAAGCATTCTTAAAGCTGGTCTAAGCTCGCTATCTGCTGATCGTTCTGACGCAACGAAGTCTGCGAACAGTCTTCCTGTATTTACGCCAGCATAATTTCTTTTTATGACTTTTACTTCTTGCTTTCGCTTGAATATATCTAAAAAGGCCATTAAAACCTCACTTCAATTGTTGCGCCAGTATTTCTGTTCTGCTGACCTTCAAGTTTCGCTCGTTGCGCTGCAACTTTCTTCGCAAAGTAATCTTCTGCCTCGGTCAACTCAGCAAATGTCATTTTAGTCAACGATCTTCCAGCTATTGAATAAGAAGATACATCAGCGTCTGCTTTGCCTTGGATTAATCCTCTAATTTTCTCAAGCGTTATTTCTTCATGCGTCCGTGGATCGGACATATTCAAATCAAGATCAGCGACTACCGTAAGATTATGGCCTCGCTCTAACGTGTACCTTTCGCTGTCAGAGTTCCTAATGACATCTAACTGCCAGTGATATTCGCCAGGATTCCATGTTTCGGTAACTGCTGATGCTGCTTGAAATAAGAAGTGGGTCGTTGCGTTAGTCGCAATAATCTTTACTTCATTGCCGCCGCCAGCAATTCGGCCAACAAATTCCATTGTGTATAAAGTGGGGTTATAATTAGCGACCAGATCAGTTCGCTTGAATTGTACAAAATCGCCAGCGACTATTGATTCGGGATAGCCTTCTGGGATAGTCTCAAAATAGTTTGTTGCCATTGATTCACCGCCATGCGTTTACAAAGCCCTGATTCATTCTCGGAACAAATGGTCTTTGATTGATCACCTTTTGTGGCTTTTCTTCCACGTTTGGCGTCGATTTTATCTTATCTGAAATAGAATTGACATCTACATTGAGTATAGCATAAGCAGCCATCGCGTAAACAAAACAATCTAACGCTTCATTCCTTGTCCTGATCTTCTGAAATACCCGTTTCTTGTACCCACGGATGAATTTTGTGATGATCTTCTCAGCCGTAAGCTGTAAGAAATACTCATCGTTCAACTTGTCTGAGAAATGAATATAGCCAGCACCTTCCTCCTGTATTCGCATCCTTGCAAACAATAGATCTTTAGCCGTATCAACTCCAATCGGGAATAACGGACATTTCACAGAATTGTTCTTTGACGGACGGCCAGCGATTGGCCTACCTTCACCACCGACACCTTTAATTGCAAATATCCTTTTACCCCAGTTCTTTTTGCAATACTTATAAACGCTGTTCGTAAAGTGACCGCCAGAGTCCACGCAAGACGCTCTGATGCCAATCTGTCTTCCGTCTTCTGTCATGTAGGATTTGTTCAAAGTTGCGTCCAGAAGGCCCCACATTTGCGGAGTAGACGGATCACCGTAAAGGATTCGATGATCTAAGATGTAACTTTCATCGTCACGGCACCAGCCGACAACTGTAACTTCTAATCGGTCATCCTGACAATCGACTCCAGCGGTAAGAAACGCAACATCTTCTGGCACTTCATCCAAAGGCTCACGCCTTTCAGATAGTGAATACTGGTCAATAGTTTCACCAGCATCTACCCAGCTTTCTCCGAGATAGGTATTTGTCCACACCTTTAACTGTTCTGGGTTCTTCTTTACCGACAAGAACTCGCGCACACCGTCAGCCAATGGAGTCCACGGCGAATATAAACCTGAGATCTTAAAACCAGCAATTCCTTTGAATTCCTCATTGGCAACCCATTGTCCGTTTCTTACCGACCATCTGCGATCGGCATCAGTCCAGATCGACCCGCATTCTTCGCATAAATAGCCAGCAGTGTCAGGATCTGAATCTTGCCATCTTACGTTAAACCATTTGAGTGTTTGTTGATGCTCGCAATGCTTACAAGGTATGAAGTATTCACGTCGATCTGATTTTTCATAAGCGTCTTCAATCCTAGACACATCTCTGATGGTCGGAGTAGATACCGCAATGACTTTAGAGTTGTGAAAGGTAGACGTTCGTTTGCGAGCAAGTGAAAGTGGATCACCTTCTGATCCTGCTGAAGCTGGGAATCGGTCAACCTCGTCTGCGAGTATTATTCTGATCGGACGCGAGGCAAGACCAGCAGGACTATTAGCACCGACCAGAGACAGACTGCCGCCAGGAAAGATCTTGTGCAAAGTCGTATTGTTAGAGTCTCTGGCTCGCGGATCTTTCACCTTACCCGCAAGACAAGGTGTAGCTCTGAGAAGACCGTTAGCGATTCTGTCCTTTGAAAACGACTGCGCCATCGATTCCGTAGGTTGCAGCATTAAGATCGGGCATGGATCGTGATCGATGTGAAAACCGATAATGTTTAACAACGCCTCTGACTTGCCCAACTGAGCACCAGCCATCACAACGACTTCTTTGACCTTGTAATCAGAGCAGGCATCCATAATGCCCCTTTGATACTCAGCCCGAGACGTTCGCCAAGTCCCAGCTTCCGCGCTAGTCTGCGAGTCTAGTCGCCTTTGAAGGTCGGCCCACGCGCTTACGTTTAGGCGGGGCGGAGGCTTGAGCGTCTTCATCGCCTCCCGCAGATGCTCCTTTAGGCTTGCTAGTCCTGCTCGCTGAAATTTTTGGGTCATAAGATGATAGTTCTTCCAGTGCTTCGTTAAGGAAATCAGTCAAAATTTCTTGGATGATACCAATCTCTGTTTCGCTCGCAATGATTGGCGCTGCTTTCGACGGAATACTTGTGATTTTAGATTTCAGGTTAGCCAGAGTGTCAGTCCAAGCCTTCACAACGTCTTCGACTATCACAAGCTGGTTTCTAACCTTAGCCAATTCTAATTCTGATAGCTCGGCCTCCGCGTTCATCTTCCGAGTTCGGGCTTCATCGTAAGTTCCGCCCAGTTTTACGCCACCAGTGCTTGCCATATAACTATCCGTTCTAAATTAGGCCGTTCTTATTCCATCGCTAGGCGAAGACCGAGGTGCGAATTTATC